GGTGGTATTGACCTTGAACGGTTCCGAAACAACCCTGTACTTACCTACAACCACCAAACACACGAGCTGCCGGTGGGTAAGGTAATAAACATACGTATAGAAGACAATCGGTTGGTGGGTGAGGTAGATTTTGACATTAAAGATGCACGCGGTTTGGAATTGAAACGAAAATATGACGAAGGTTATATGAGTGGCTTTTCTATCGGTATCATTCCCAAAGTATATTCTGAGGATAAAAACGACATAAAAATGGGACAACAATACCAAACAGTAGTAGCCTGTGAACTGCTTGAAATAGCAGCCGTAACTATACCAAGCAATTCCGATGCGGTGCGTATGTATAACCAATCGGGTGAGGTGATAGAAATGGCAGAGAATATGAATTTACATTTTTCAACATATAAAAATAAAAAACTTATGCTAAAAGTATTAATATTGTTAGGCTTATCGCCCACAGCAAGCGAGGAAGAGGCTGTATTGGCGATTGAAAAAAAAGATGCAGAAATTAAAAACCTTACCAAAGGTCGTGTGGACAGCCTTGTGGAAGCCGGTAAACAAAAAGGTATGGTAACAAACGACAACGAAGAGTCGTTCCGAAAACTTGCCTTACAAGACTACAACCTTGCTGCCGATTACATTGGCAAAAGTACCGAAAAACAGAGCGGAACAAAAAAAGATTTTTCGCTTGCTGAGGAACTCGGAAAATTGAAACTTGACAAACAAGGTAACAAAGAAACCGAAAAAAAATTGAATGAAATGACTGAAACGGAGGTGTTGCACATAAGAAGTACCAACCGTGAGGAATACAAACGGCTATTCTTTCTTACTTATGGTATTACCCCAAGTATGAGGTCTTAGTTTTCTTAATTAATCACTAAACATTAATCACTACTTATTTAGCTTTTTATAAATACTTAATTTCTTATGAAATATATTAAAATTTTTTCAGCCGTTCTCTTTTTGCTTTTGGTAAGTGCCGGTATTGCTACGGCGAGTGGTATTCCGTGGTCTTATGTTGTAACGCCTCTTGCCTTGGCAGCCTTTGTACCCAAACCTGCCGGTATATATGCCGGTGTGTATGCTGAAATTTGGGTGGGTGAGGTGGTGCAACGTTTTGGAACCGGTGTAGCTACGTTCCTTAAAAGTATTGCAGGGTACAATCATTTGGTTGAAAATGATGTGATACACCTTGTTGAAATAGGTAGTTTGCCCGATGTGCTGGTTAATAACGCTACCTATCCGTTAATCCCTCAAAACTTAACAGAAGCCGATATTCCTATTACATTAGATAAACTTGAAACGGTACCAACGGCAATCTCGGCTGCTGAATTGCACGCCATAAGTTACGATAAAATGAAAGTAGCACTCAACCTGCACCTTACAGCACTTGAAATTAAAGCCGGTGTGAGAGCCGCTCATGCCATTGCACCTGCAAGTAATACTGCCAGCTCGCCAATTGTAAAAACTACCGGAGCGAATAATGGCAACAACTTTAAACAGATTACAACGGAAGATGTAATAAGTTTAAAGAAAAAATTTGACATCTTGGGACTTCCCAAAATAGGTAGAGTGCTTGTTTTGTGCCCCGACCACGTAAACGAACTGTTGCTTACTTCGCAAATGTTCAAAGACCAATATCATAATATAGCAAGTGGAACCATTATTCCGATGCTTTTTGGTTTCGAGATTCACGAATACACTACCACACCGGTTTATAATACGGGTTTCACAAAAATAGCATTAGGAACAACACCGGCTGCGACCGACCGATCAGCTTCCGTTGCTTACTACAATCCTTATATATGGCAAGCTCGCGGTTCTGTGGAGGCTTTCCTTTCGGAAGCCAATAAAGATGTACTGAACAAAAGGAACTTATGTTCTTTCAACATGTACTACAAATGCCAACCAAAAATTGCAAACTATGGCGTTGGTGCCATTGTTTCCGATACGGCAGCGTAGTTTTTTAAGTAATAAGTAATAATTGAAAACATAATTTAAGGTTGCAAGGTGCACCTTGCAACCGCTGCTATAAATAAAAAAAATAAGTACCACAATGCCAATAATTTTCCATGTTTTGTTTCTTGTTTACATGATTTGTTTTGTTGTAATTTTCTATATGCTGTATAGAATATATGACTTAGTGGCAGATAAACTTTTGAATGATGCCAAAACCCGAATGACAGAACAGATGTATAGCATTTTAAGAAATTTGAAAAATGAAACGGAAGAGGAAAGGGCATTGTGGGCTTATTTTAGAGATAAGTTGAATGACGTTCATACAGCTTATCACGAAGTAAAAACCTTTGGAATTAGCGCATTAAAGAGCGATAGTTTTTCACATTCGTTACTTGGCAGTGCCACCGTAGATGCAAAGAAGTTTGGTAGTTTGCCTGAGACCTTTGTTAAAGAACTTGACGGCATTAACGCCAAACACTTGCAAAATTTCAAAAACCGGATTACGCTTGATGTAATGGGCACTAAACGAAGACGCGATTTTGTATCTGCTCTGCGTAGTAATACCGTAACATCTTTTGCAGAAAATGTTTATGAAATATATGAATTGTATAAAGAAGTTTTACAAAAACGCAACTTCAAATTGCTTACAAATGAGCGAATAGAAACCGATGTTCTTACAATTCAAAATACCGTAACCGTAAACAAAACAAAGCTAAAAAGCCTTGTAGCTGCCGACAAAGTGGCTGATGCCATTATTCTATTGAAATCGTTTATCGATAGCGGCAATACCGAAACTTACAACGAAATTATCAATCTGCAAGCAAGGTACAATGCTATTATGAAAAACAACAGAACAATAGGAGAATACGAAAAGGAAGAGGCTGCAAAAATTAGAATTGCTTTACTTGAATTAATTGATATTTTTTAAAATCTTAAACCCTAAATTAAAAGAAAGAATGACGATTGCAAAAACAGAAACGCAAAGAGTGATTGAAACTTATGAAGCGAAAAAAACACGCTTGCAAGCTGAAATCTCCGGAATGAATGACTGCTACGATGCTATTAACGCTGCAACTGTAAAAACAGCGTATATGCAAGCTCAATTAGCTGCTTACACAGCGAAAATTGAAGAGTACACTGACGACATTACCGAAATTGATGCGTTAATTTTAAAATTAAATTCGTAAAAACAAAAAATGAAAACAGGTACTTAGTGCCTGTTTTCTTTAAAATTTTTCTGAAATTATGGGACTTCCTAACGTAATAATAAATATAGAAAATGGTGCACTTGGCGGAGTTATAAGCTTGGCTGATGGCATTGCCGGTATTATTTTTACTGGTGTGGCAGCTTCAGGTCTTGCACTAAACACACCCAAACAGATTTTTTCGTTGAAAGATGCAGAAAACATTGGTATCGATGCCGCTTACGATACTTCCAACACCGTAAACGTACATCGCCACATTTCCGATTTCTATGCACAAGCAGGAACAGGTGCAGAACTGTGGATTATTATTGTACCTTCCACTTATTCTATGGCTACTGCTTTTGGTACTGGAGAGAAAGTTGAAACACTTCTTACTGCCGCTAAAGGAACCATTCGCATTGTTGGTAGTGCAATTGTTCACAATAGCGGAGCGACATTGGTTGGTGGTCTTGACGGTGATGTAGCTGCCGGAGTGGTAGCCGCCAATGCACTTGCCGTAGATTATGCCGAAAAAATGCAACCTTTCGTTTGTGTTGTTTCCGGCAATCGTTGGAGCGGTGTTGCCGGAGACCTTACTGATTTGCACACCATGTCCGAATCGAAAGTTGGGGTTGTACTTGCCGGTATTGGTTCAGGAAAAAAAGAAGCTGCAATAGGGCTTGTTGCAGGTAGACTCGCTGCGGTTCCTGTGCAAAGGAATATCGGAAGAGTGAAATCCGGTCATGTAGGTTATACTGCGGCATATCTTTCTGACGGCGCAACAGTAGAAAGCCACGATGCAGCTTTATCCGCAATCCATGACAAAGGTTATATCATTTTTCGTAATTTTTCAGGAAAATCAGGGTACTTCTTTAACGACGACCTTACTGCCACTTCGCTTACAGATGATTATTCAAGTATAGCTCGCAACAGAGTTATTCACAAGGCTATGATTATTGCTTATTCCGTATTTGTTGAGGAGGTGAATGATGAGGTGGTTGTGAATGCTGATGGTACACTGCCGACAGGATATTTGCAATTATTACAAAGCAACATAGAAAGCCAAATTAACAACAGCATGACTGCGGGTGGTGAAATAAGTTCTGTTAGTTGTATTATTGATGCCGCTCAAAATGTACTTTCTACCAATCAATTAGTGGTAGGGCTTAGAGTCGTGCCTGTAGGATACAGCAAAGAAATTATTATTAATCTTGGGTTTAACAATCCGGCTACAACAGCCTAAAAAACTATAAATTATGCCTACGTTTAACAGTAAACAGTACGATTGGAGCAATGTAGAGGTTTGGCTTTTAGGAAAAAAAATAACCGGTATTCGCGGCGTTTCTTATACCATTGCTAAAGAAAAGGAAGCTATTTATGGTGCCGGTTCCTTACCTCAAGGTATAGGACATGGAAACAAATCTTTTGAGGGTGAGCTTACACTTCTACAATCGGAAGTAGAAGCATTAACAGCCAAAGCACTTGAAGTTGGTGGCGATGATATTACTGACCTTAATGGAGTTAATATTATTGTAATGTATGCACCTAAAAGCGGCGTTAAAACTATTGATGTGATAGAACATGCAGAGTTTAATTCCCTTCAAAAAGGAATGAACCAAAACGATAAATTTGCTGAAATTTCGCTTCCGTTTATCGCACTTAACATAAAAAAAGGAGTGTAAAATATGCCAGAAGAAACTTATACTTTAAGGGTGCCTCTCAATGACAGCAAAAAGGACTTTGCAGAGGCTATTCTTAAAAAGCCGGATAGAAATGACGTAGGGCTTTATCTTTACAGGAAAGATAAAGGCGACTTCATAGGTGCCAAAGAAGGTTTATTACAGGCTTGTTGGATTAGCGGTGATGAAAGCATAATGAAAAATGATGAGCTGTTTTTTTCTGCTTGTACTGTTTTGGACAGCCTTATTACCGTGCGAATGGCTACCTTAAAAAAAAATTAGAAACTGAAACACCACCCACCGAAATCGCGCAAATTGATGCTATGTTACATGTGTATTATGGTACTGATCCAGATACATGGAGCGATGACAAATGGGCACTTAAATGGACCGCGTTAAAATGGTTGCTACAGCAAGGACATCCACGCTAAAAAAATAAAAAGATGAATGACCTGAAATTTAAAATTCTACTTGAAGACTTTTTTTCCTCAAAACTCGATGCAATAGTTAATGGCTCTAAAAAGGCTGGTGATGCAATAGACAGAGCATTTTCAAAATCTGCCCAGCAGCCGAAACTAAAAAAAAGCTTATCAGATATAGAGTCGCAATTAGATAGTCTCGAAAAAAGGAGAAGAATATCAATAGATACTACGGAACTCCGTTATATAGGTCGTGAAATGCGTGCTCTGGAAAGGCAAAAGAATGATATTAATAAAATAAGCAACCATAAAATAACGAAAAGTTCCGGTAGCAGTGGAGGTCTTGGAATGTTAGGTGCAGCGGGTGCTGCGGGTGCAGTTGCAATGGTTGGTGCAATGGCTTACCAAACAGGAAAAGAACTGGCTGCTGCCGTTGGTACTTACGAAAAATTTCAGGCTGTTTTGCAAAATACGTTTAACAGCAGGAGCGATGCCAAACAAGCAATGAGCGACATAGCTACATTTGCAGCTAAAACGCCGTTTCAAATTAACGAACTCACCGACAGTTACGTAAAACTTGCCAATAACGGTTTTGTTCCTACAATGGAAGAAATGCGAAAAATGGGCGACTTAGCTGCTTCGCGTGGAAAATCGTTTGAAATGTGGACTGAGGCACTTTTAGATGCTGAACAATTTGAATTTGAACGTCTGAAAGAATTTGGTATACGTGCATCAGTTCAGGGAAATCAAATCCAAATGACATTTAAAGGTGTTACTCAAACCATAGATAAAAGCGGAGCATCTGTTCGTGATTATCTTCTTTCGCTTGGCGATTTGCAGGGTGTTGCCGGTGGCATGAATGCCATAAGTAAAACAATGGAAGGCAGGTTGTCGAACCTTTCCGATAATTTTGACCAGCTAAAAATTTCGGCTGGGCTTTCTACTTCCGGTCTGTTGAATCATGTTGTAATCGGAATGAATGACCTTACGCTTGCAGCTAAGGATTACCTTACCGTTCCGGTTTCGCAACAGCTAAGAACAGAACAATACGAACTTAACAATCTTATAGGTATTCTACAAGATAGCACAACGGAAGAGTATTCACGAAAAAATGCTATTGAATTGCTCGGCTCTAAATACCCTGAACTGCTGGGAAATTTAGAACTTGAAAAGGCATCGAATGAAGAATTGAAAAGGCTGCTCATTGAAGTAAACGACCAATATGACCGCAAGGTTAATCTCGCTGCACAGTCGGAGTCTGTAAATGCTTATGAAAAGATGAAGCAAGAACAGCAAGCTGCCGTAACCAACGCTCAAATGCAACTTAACATGCTGGAAAGCATTAAGAATGCAAGTACACAAATGGAACGAGATGCTGCTATTGCAGCCTACAAACAATACGAAACTGCCGGTGATTATTGGCGACAAATGGGCAGTAATTATTACCAAGCCCTTACTTCTTTGGATTGGAATGATGTTTTTACGACTTTCTCAAACGCCGATATTGACAGCAGAACTGCCTATTTGCAGTCAGTAGCTGATGAAAACAAGGCTCTTTTGGAAGGCACTTTATCGAACTTGAATAAGGAATCGGAAGCACTTACAGCCCTTACTTCCCAAGATATATGGGCTGATGCTCTTGAATTTAATGAAGTACTTGCAGAAAAACTCGAAGGTAACGCCTCTTTAATAAAAGAATTTCAACAGTTAATGGCAAAAGGAAAGGACAAGCTATTAACGCCGGAACTTGAACGCTTAAAAGCCATAATGGGCTGGACAAAAACAGATAGTAACACAGGAAGCGCAACAGGAACTAATAATGGTCTGAACTCTGGAATAGCCGGTATAAGTGGTAGTAGTGGAGTGAAAAATATTAATATTACAATAGGAAAGCTTCAAGACAGTACCAATATATATACCAACAATATGACTGAAACAGCTGAAGCGTTGCAACGGACAGTAGAAGAGGCTCTTTTGAGAGCAGTAAACAGTGCAAACGGAATTCAAAACTAATAGGTTATGAACGTATATGATATAGCATCTTATTTCAGTTACAGGGGTTTGCCGTTCCCTTTGAGACCGCAACCAACAGGTGTGGCTGAGGTTACTGGGTATAATTCTACTACTGTAGCACAAAAACAAAATTATGGTCATAATGACTTTTTGGGACGTCCAATTTTTCAACCACTTACTATTGGCGGTTTGTACCTACCCAATAGCATTATTACTATTTCTGTTAAGAAAAACATTGTAACAACTTCAGTAACCGGAAGAGCCGGAACAATTAAGGAACTTGTAAGCTCGGAAGACTATAACATTAACATAAAAGGCGCATTTGTAAATAATGACGGTAGTTTTCCTTCTTACGAAATGGAACAGATTAACCAATATTTTCAATCCAAAGAAAATTATGATATTGATAACGAATTATGCAGTTTACTTGGTGTTGAAAAGGTAGTTTTTACCTCTTTGGATTTCCCGCCAAGTGGTAAAACGAATGTGCTGTTATACAATATTTCATGCCTTAGTGATTACGATTATACACTTGAAATTGAAAGCTAATGTACTTTTTAAGTAGCAACATATTGATAGGCAAGTTTCGGTTTTTATATCCTATTTCTTTGAATATAAAAACGTCCACAACAGATGTAACCGATACTGCGGTTATTGAATTGCCTTTAATGGCTGTTCTGAAAAGTACAGAACTGCTTTCTTTGGAAAAGGAAATAAAAAGAGGCGATGCGGTTACTGTGCAACTGGGTTATAACAACGAACTAAATACTGAATTTTCAGGTTTTGTAAGTAATATAATTGCAGAAAAAACTTTAAAGGTTGAATGTGATAACAATGCCTTTATTCTTAAAAATGAACTTCCTAATAAAAATTTTCGTAATACCACTTTAAAAGATATTTTAAGTTATATTTCAACATCTTTTAATATCAAGCTAAATTCCGAAATACCGGAAGTTACATTCGCTTCTTTTTTATTAAAAGATGTTACCGGCTTGCAAGCGATTGAAAAGTTAAAAAGTGAATACGGTTTAACCGCTTTTTTTGATAAAAAAGGAGCTTTATACGTTGGTTTGGCTTATACCTACCTACAACCGCGAAAGATTTTTGATTTAAGTTTGAATGTTATACCTAACAATTCAAGTCTGAAATTTAAGAAAGAAGACGAGATTAAATTTAAAATTAAAGCAATTTCTATCTTAAAGAATAACCAACGTTTGGAAGTTGAAACCGGCGATAATGAAGGTGAGGTAAGAACTTTATATTTTCATAATATCACTTCAGAAAGCGAGTTAAAAAGGCTTGCCAACGAAGAAATTCAAAAATATAAATATACCGGATACGATGGAAGTATAGTTACGTTTGGTTTGCCTTATGTAGAAAAGGGCTGTAGCATCGAACTGCGAGATGCTAATTATCCGCAACGACAAGGAACGTATTATGCCGAAAGTGTTAATGTTTCTTTTGGGAAGCAAGGTTTTAGAAGAACAATTGAATTAGGGATAAAGCTGTGAATAAAAAAGAAGCTATAAAAAAAGGTTTACAAACCTTAGTGCGTACCAAGGCAAACACTTTGAGCGGAATTGTAAAAGATGTTTCAAATGATGTATGTACGGTTACTGTTGGTAATATTGATTATTATGATGTGCGCTTAACCGCCATTGTTAATGAGAATGAAAAAACCGCAATATTGCCCAAAATAGGTAGTGATGTTTTAATTTCATTCCTGAATGGTTCCGACACCGATGCCTACGTTTCTGCTTATTCCGAAATTGAAAAGGTGATTTTTATTGCAGAAAAATTCACCTTAAAAAACACAACCACATCGTTAAAAGCACTTTTTAACGACCTTATTACAGAACTGAAAGCCGCAATAATAACCACGCCTGCCGGTGCAGGTTCGGTAAGCCCTACTACGATTGCGAAGTTGGACAGTATTAATGCAAAAGTAAATAACCTATTTGAAGAGTAAAAAATGTTAAACCCTATCGCCCTTAAAAACAATATAAAAACGCTGTTGGAATCTCTTCAAAAGAGCGAAGATAAAACAGCCAGTGTAGCTAAATTAGCTACCGACCTTGCCAATATAATTGATGCTTACGTTAAATCTGCAACCATAACCGTAACCACTACCGTAGTAGGAACCTCCCCAAGCGGTCCGGTTACAGGAACAGGAACAGGGAATGGTATTATAAGTTAAAAAAGTTGAAATATGAATGATATAATTTTGGATACCGATAACGACATTCTAATTAAGAATGGCGACCTTGTGATTGGTGATAGTAAAGAACAGGAGGTAAATCTACTACTACTCACACAAGCCGGTGATTGGAAACATGACCCTCTTGCAGGGGTTGGTTTACTTGAGTTGATTAATGAGGAACTTTCGGAATACGAAATGAAACAAGTCCTAAAAAAAGGGCTTGCTTATGATAATAAAAAGCTAATAAATTACAGTAAAGGAATTTTAACAATAGAATAAAACAAAAAAAATGAAACAACAAGAAGCCCTTGCCATTATAGAAGCGGAAGCCGCCAAGCATACCGCCGAACTGTCGGAAATAGACAGCACGAGCAAAGTAAGTATTTGGTATTACATAAAATATGTTTTTTCTGCTGTTGCAAGTCTTATTTCTGAAATTTGGCTTGCGTACCAAGCAGAAGTAAACGCCGCAATTGCTGCCGCTCCTTATGGTACGGTGCAATGGTATATATTAAGAGCTAAGGAATTTCAGGTTGATGAATTGCTTACTGTAATTGAAGGTAAACCACAATATACCACTGATGTGCCGGAAGCGAAAATAATACAACAGGTGGCGGTAGTTCCTTTGAATAGGGTTTTGATATTTAAAATAGCGAAATCTGACGGCGCAACAGGTTTGCAGGCTTGCAGCAGTGAGGAAGTTACGAAATTTTTGGCTTACATTAACCAGATTAAGTATCCCGGCACACAAGTAACCGTACAGAGCTATAATGCGGATAAGTTAATTCTTAACTGGAAAATATACTATAATGCGCTTACAGACCTTACTGTGCTAAGAACTGCCGTTGAGACAGCCGTAAATAGTTACTTGTCCGGTATTGTGTTTAATGGGAAATTTTCCGTTACGGAGTGTACCGACCAGTTACAGAAGGTTACGGCAGTAATTAATCCGGTATTTATATCGGCAAGCGGACGACAAAATGCGCAAGCAATAGCTGAGGCTGTTTCATTTACGGAATATTACGAATCAATAGCAGGTTATATGCAAGTGGATACGTTTAATTTCACTTACATACCGGCATAAAAACGGAAGTTATGTATTACATTATATTCAATTTGCTTATCCTTTTTTATTTGCCTTCCGAACTTAAAAAGGTGCGAATAGAAGCCCTATTAATGAGCTTAATTGCGCCTTTGAGTACTCTTTGGAATAGTTTTACGCTTTGGAAAATTGAAGCCGATATACGTAGGAATTGCACCGGACAAGCTATTTCAATTGTTGATGCAGTTTTTCGGTTATGGAGCATTCGTATAACAATTGTTGATGGTGCATATATTCCTTATGATTATTTCTTTCAGAAAACAGAAGATTACGATGCTGTTTATTTTAGGAACCAATCGGAAATGGGTGGGGAGATTTCACCCTATTATATGCGCAATTACAATGATTATACTACGGATACCGATTTTATAGTTCAAGTACCTTCCGGTACTTCTGACGAATTGAAAAATAGAATTATAGCATTTATAAACCAATATACCTTGGCTGGCAAGGTATTTAGAATTGAAGGTATATGAAAAAACTAAAAACAGATATAACCGGTCGCTTCCCTTTTGTTTTGGACGACTACCGTTGGGGTGTTGAAGGCATGATAGAAGTTTTTACCGCAATTGCGCAGGGCTTTGGCACACGCGTTATTCTTTTTGGAATAGAAAATGACGGCTCAGGGAACTTCTCTCAAGGTGCAGTTTTGATTGATTCCGAAATATACATGTATGCAGGTGGGCACGTAAATATTTGGGAAGTAGTATATTTAGAAAAGATACTTGCTTTTGATGCAGCAGGGCTTAAGGAGTTCCCAGACCGCCCTGAGGGTGATAAGATTAAGGATACGTACATTCATAATTACGTGCAGGTAATTGGCTCGAATGATACAATTGAACCGCAACCAGCCAATTATTATGAAATTTTGTCGTTTGTACGTTTATCTTCTATTCTTACGGATATTGCCAGTTTGAAATCAAGAGTTACAGCCTTAGAAAATGCTTAA